CAGTTACAGAGTGAGATGGAGTTACCTGAATCTGGTTAGGATCGCCACCAGCTTCATAAACAGACTGAAGCGTAGATAGAAGAAGTGCTTCAGTAAACGTGCGATTTGAACCAGCAGTGTTAGTTGTCGCGGCATTGATCTGATTCTGAGCCGAAGTCAACTGACGTGCTGTGTTTGCGTTACCAGCAGTACCTGCCTGTCCAGCACCTACGAATGCGTGTTCTATATCACGACGCAATTCTTTGCCCTTCATCGCGATGTTCATCGCAAGGTCAGAACTACGACCATGTTTATCGACTGCTTCAGAAGTACCTGAAGACTGTACTACCTTTGAGAAAATCTGAGTATTCGCAGTTTTCATGGTAGTGGTGTTGTTGCTGGCTGCACCCGCGTCTGCTCCTTCAATTGCGGCATTAGCTCCGACTGCCGCCAACTCACTTTGCTGCCACTGATGTAAAGTTGCACGGGCAGTGCCTGTGCCGATTGAAGAAGTGAACGGGGTCAGGGTTGGGCTGATATCATAAATAATTTCTTCAATATCTTGTTTAAGACCAACCTGATCATAAGTTTTTAAAGTGTTAGCTACTACTGGCATGATTAAAATTCCTAAAATTAAGAGTTATTCAAGAGGGCTTGAACAGCGTCTTCCATTCTTCCAGACTTCTTGAGACGTTGCCGCGATTTGCGATTTGTCTCTTTCTGTCCTAAGTCTTTGGGTTCGCCTTTCTTACCCGACAAAGTTTTTGTGGCTGACGCTTTCACTTTCTTCTGCGTCTTAACCTTTGCCTGATCAAACTGCATAGCCTTATACAATGCCGTAATCATCCGGTGATCGTGAACGTCATTAAACTCTTCACCAGTAACACCTAACGTACCTGTCGCGTACTCACCAATAGAGTAGTAAAGGTCGTTGTTCCAATTAGGGATTGTCGATTTAAGAACAGTCAAACTCTCTTTTGCGTTTTCACGCGTCACAGCCTGCTGTTGTTCTTGGTTCCGCTTTTGATGCTCGTCAGCCTGTGACTTTATAAAGTTATAAGTCTGCTGGGTTTGCTCAAAAACAGCTTTGGCTTGCCTGTATTGTTCAGGATTTTCTACAGCGGCCTGTTCCCAATTCACATTGTCAAAACGTGATAGGTCAGCACCAGATGCAGTAAGAAGTGCGCTAAGAGTGGATTCGTAGTTCGCAGTCTTTTCTTCTGCGGCTTTACGCTGTTCGGCAACAGCTTGCGTCTTCTTGGTGTAATCAGCCTGTCGGAGATAACCTAGTTTAATTTCATCAACTGATACGCTCTCGCCATCAATCTCAATATTACCTTCGGTTATGTATTCAGGGGCATCTTCAGATTCGTCATCAGATTCTTCAGTTGGGTCTTCGACCTCTTCAGATTCTTCTGCTTCTTCTTCAACGTCCTGTGACTCGTCGATTACTTCGTCGGTGATCTCTTCGACCACGTCTTGCTCTTCTTCAGGGGGTTCGGGAATGTCCTGGTCGGATTCCAATACAGCCATCAGTCGTGCATTTATATCGTCTTTATCGATAGTCGTGGAGTCCGAAACTGCGGTTTGCTCTTGTGACATCAAATTTCTCCAATTATACGTATTTATTCAACGGGCTGTTGTGTCTTCAACTCGTAGTTGTTTATCATTCCAGCAAACTGCTGGACGAATGTTTGTCCCGCTTTAAACATCATGTACAGGCGTTCTCGTTCTGCATCTGCTTCAGTGGGGGTTGCAAGGATTTGATCGATGATGGTTTGATTCATCGATTCAAAAGCCATGTTAAAGACGTTGCTGTGTAGCATTTCTTTTGCGGATTCAGCAACTGTTGCCAGTTCACCGATATCTTGTTCATTCATCTTTTTGGGACTCCACGTTTGTGGTTGGTACTCTTGAAATGGTCTTACCGCGCAACCTTAAAGGCGGTCGCGGCAATCCCGTATCTTGATCAAGCTTTCCGTCTCGGTAAGCTTGAAATTCACTAAACGCCTGCTTGCGTGTTTTCTTTTTGGCGTACTTTTTGTCGTTTGCTTTTTTTATAAAAGCGTCAAACTTACTCGCATCTTCCATCATCCAATACTCACGTTGCGTTTCTGTTCGGCTTCAAGTTGAAGTTCAGCCTCGTCGATTTCCATCTGGTGCGTCTGCTTCTCCGTGTCCAGCATTAACTTAGCTTCACCAATTTCATGCTCATGCGTCATGTTCTCCATTGCGATGATCATCTTGTTCTGCTCCTTCATCGCGTCGAGTTCAAGCTGACCCTCAAGTACCGCCACCTGACGTGCCGTCATTCCAGCGTGGAACTTTTCAACCTCAGATGCTTTCTCAGTCGCTTCTTGCTGTTGCTGCTGCATCTGCTGCTGCTGCTGCTGAAACTCAGGGCTATTCGGATCAAACAGGTACATAGCTGAAGACTTAATATTTAACAACTCAAAGGCTCGACTCAGCATCGCGTGACGCTGTGTTGCACCGTACATTCCGCCAAGGTTTGGGTCTTGGGGGTTCATCGTGAACTGCTGGTCTAGGGACAACAGCATCTGCGCTTCTTGGGCTTGCTCCTCTGGCGTTAATGCCACGGCCACAGACATCTCGGTGCGATCACCTAAGAACTGAGGATTTACAGGAACAAACTGACCATCAAGCTGTATAGACTTCTCGCCCTCATACTCTACCGCTAATTTATAAATATCGTGCATTAACGGTTTTAAAAAGTTTTCTGCTAGATTCCGACACATCACCATGATGCGTCGATTTGAGGCATTCATAAACTGAGTAATAAGATCGGAACTGTTTTGCTTGGAAACAACAGTGCTGTCCATGCCGCGAGACATACGACTCATACCTGAACGCGCTTCTTTCTCAACTTCCAAGTTCTCAATCGCCTGGAATACGGTTCCTGAGAGGTTAGGCATCGGGAGAGGTCTCACAACACTCTCAGGATTCGGGCTGTTGACATCGATGATGGCTCCAACCTTGTTATCAAGCAGATCACGCGGATTCTTAACCAACGATAGATTTGCGATAAACCGAGACGTGTTCGTCATAAATGTGTGATCGACTACGCCACGCTTTAAACTGCTCTGAGTCTTCTGGATGTCAAATAGTACATCTGCAAGACTCATGCCGTGGAAGCGGTGCGGTAGCGGAAACGGCGTGAAGTACCGAAAAGGCTTCTCTGATACGATCTCTTTGTCCAGCATAACGTGGCGGCTGTGAAGAACCTTTAGGTACACGCACTTCTTCAAGTCATCGCGGTACTTTTTGATATACGACTCATAAATAGTGACGTGCTGCCTATCGTTGTCATCGTCCTGGTGGTCATCCTTAAAAAGACCATCGACGGAATCTCGACCAAGGCCGCTGTCTTCAAACAGGTCGTTGTCCTCATCAAGCTTGGCAACAATCTCAGGATCGTAGCCTTCTGACAGTAAATCACCGCGTGTGCGCGAGGTTCGGTGCGAACAGAAGTCTGCATCGTTCTCATCTGTTGCGCGTGGCGACACTAAAAAATCTTCCGGGGGAATAGTCTCGATGCAGATTTTCGACTTGTCGATTTTCCGCGCTATTTCGCCGCTGTACATAGTTTGCGGAACATCCACAACCTGTCCGGTTTGCGGGTCTTGCATCTGACTAGTCGTGACCTGCTCGTCAATCTCAAGGATAGTCACATCAGGGTCTTGCATCAGCATATTGAAGCTAGGCTCATCTAAGCCCTCAAAAGTCTCCTCTTCATACTCATACAGGTTTTTGTAGTACCTTTTAATTATTCCAGTCTTGGCGATCAGCGCATCGTGGATCACATCGTGAAGAATTTTCGAGCCGTTATTCTCACGGTAAAAAATGTAGTTAGTCATTGCCGTAGCCATTTTGGCTGGCATAAAATCCTCTGCGGTTTGCGGGTCAAAACGACAGATATTCCTATCAGCCGTAAAGCATTCCATCATCATCGCTTTGACCGACTCGACTGCGTCAAAAATATCCATGCTCACATGCTGTGATCTGCCAGCGCGTTCATTTCCAAGCGGTTGACCGTAGTAATAACGGTATCCTTTATCTCGCTGTGCGCCAATCTCGCTCTCAGCGTATGAATCTGCAGCGTTAATGTTGTTTTCTAGAGACGCGAGTAGCTCGTCGTCATTGATGTCAGAAACTATATTCATTAGTCGTGTGTCCTGTTGATCCGTTAGTCATATGATCTCGCTCTACCTGGTTCTGACCAAATCGCGTGACGGTAATTGCGGCGTAGCGCGTTGCGTCCATCAAATCGTCAAATTCTTTGTGTATTTTTCCTTTTTTCCGGTGATACCGCCTGAACTCTTCAAACCACGGAACCAGATTGCTGAACACCCGTAAACGCCCAGTTCTAAACCGCTCCAACATCTCCATCAACCCCGGCTCGACGTAGTTTGTCCCGTCAGGGTTTGTAAATTTACCGATCATCAGTACACCAGACTCCATGTACATCTCTGCCAATGTCTTGCCGCTTCCCTTTTCCGTGTTATCGCCATCGTGCGGATAGATACACGGGATACTCTTGCCACGCGACTTGATAACAGTCGAGTGTATGGCTGGCACTTCGCCCTCTTTCTTATAAATGTCATACACATAGATCGTATCGCTGTCTGGGTCATATGCCGTCCAGACGCAAGTCGTTGGATGCGTAATTCCGAAGTCCACGGCGCACAGTTTCTTGAAATGCGGCGGTATCTCAAACGGCTCGACCTGTATAGCCTCTTCCGCTATCGGGAATACCATGCCCTCCCCTAGTACCGGGATACCTTTAGAGCGCATATCGCGCTGGTACTCAGGAATCGCAGCCAGTAGCTGCCGCTTTGTCTCATCAGTGATGTGAGGCGCATCGTTCCACGTCACGTTCTGCAGGTACTGACCCTCGTTGCGGTTGTCCATGAACTGGCTTACCAGTTCAGTCATCCCGTTCTCTGGCGTTAAAGTACCGACAAGGTAGCCGCCCTTCCCATCGTTACCTGTGGCTGTACGAGTTAGGCATTGAGGGTAAATTGTGGGGTCGGTTGGCTCCTCATCGATCCAAATGTAGTCCTGACTTGAACCCATTAGGACGTGTTGCCCCTGAGTGTAGGACTTAAAACTTACTATGCTTGTATTGCCAGCCTTATGGCGCACCGCGACATCTCTTGGTAGCCGTGGCGTGCCCATTGCTGGGGTTACTTGGTATATGAGCCTTTGAGGTATTAGGCCAGAGCCGTCGAACTTGCCTTCGCCAAGGTACATACCCATTAACTCTTTCACAATTACATCGCGTAACTGCTCACCGGATACACCCAAGCACCATATCTTGGTCGGCCTGGTGAACCTGATCCCCTCCCACCAGCTTGGATATAAGCCTGTAAGGTGGAACGCAACCTCTGCGGCCTGTGAAGCAGTTTTGCCTACGCGGTTTGCCGCCATAAGCATTCTTTGTTTATTTTCAATGCCAGCATCGTAAAATTGCTTTTGCCATTCGTATGGCTCCCAATACGAGAGACGGTTTTGCGCTTTGTGCAGCTTCACCACGCGGATCGCTTCCGCAATTTTAAGCGCCTTATTTTTTGCGGCCTCATTTTTTGGAAGACCGTCTTTTTTGCGAACCGCTTTTTTTGAAGTCGTTTCTGTCAAAATTCAATACCCGCGATTGGAACATATACTTCGACATACGCACCGCAACTAGGGCAGCTAAGATTAGAAACCATAGAAAAAGTATCTGACTCGTCATCAAGATCGTGATCACCGCCCCAAATTAACTCGCCTTTGCAGTGCCAACAATTCATAAATAAGACCGCCCTATATGTAACGAGATATGTGGGGGCGTACCGCCCCAGACGGGTACCTCGATTTTGCGAAACGGCTTCAAAACGGGGCCGGATATGACGTTTTCAAGCGCACATGTACCAAATCGTGTACAAAACGCCTGTAAGTCATTGATTTTAATGGGAATGTGTCCTATCACCGATGGGGGTCATCACAATGATGACGGGTCAACACCCGCATCCTTCAACGCCTGGAGGGCTTCGTCGATGTCATGCGTCACGGTCACATCCGCTGATATGTTAGCGTCTACTTCCGTCTTATCCCGCCAGCCGCCTCGATTCTTTAGGAAGAATATCTGCGCTGAAGTGTTGGGCTTGTCCCCGGTTGCGCCTTCGAACAGCGCGTTCGTGACTGCCGATACGCCAGCCTGCTTGCCAGCCTTTAAGGTACGGTCAAACTGATCATCGTCACGCTTGCGCCTGGTGATCGTCGAGGGTGATATGCCCAGGCTCACAGCTATCTGTTCTTCTGAAAGCCCTATCTTTGCTAGGTCATACAGCTTTTCGTAATCTATCTCTTTGGTATTCGCCACGCTCACAACCTCTGTTAGATGTCCACTGAGGCGCATTATATCGCAGTCTCAACGCATGGTTGAGTATCCTCTGGATGGTTGACAGCGTCAGATGACCAAATGGGCTGCACAGGTTCACAAATCAGGCTACAACCCGCATAGGCTCTCACTTTTAAGCTATACCTGCACAGGTTACTCAGGTTCCAAAAAACAACCTGTGCAGCTACAGGCCACGTCACCATTGGCTTAGAGCGATTCTGCACAGGTTCACAGGTTATTTTTAAAAAATCCACATGGGATTTATATGCACATCAAGCACACCAAAACACAGTATTTATATATTTCTATTAGATATTAAAAAGAAGGTGAGTAACCTGAGTAACCTGTGTTTGGTCAGTACCCATGCGGCCTGTAGCTGCACAGGATGTTTCCGTTTTAAAATAATAACCTGTGCAGAAGGGCATAACCTGTGCAGGCACCCCGACTGCCGTGTTTTCCCAGCTGGAATTATTCTTTCCCAGCTGGGAAGACATTTCCCTCAAAGGCAACTACTACCAACATCATCACCACATAAACACACCAATACACCATCATTTACTCAACCTGATACTAGACCTAGAACAGTC